AAATATGGCCCAAATGTGACCATTGGAAACCTTGTTGAGTACCGTAGGATGATTGTTTTCGAGACAATTGATACCCGTGATACCGAAAGAGACTACACAAATGCCATAAAAGCCCTAGCTTTCCCCCGTGGTGGTGAAGGAAAACGCTCTGTGGAGAACACAAGGGGCCGTAAAAACGCCAGGATGCGTCTATTTCTCGACGAATTGGCTGAAATGGATCTCTACGCCCTTGATACCCGTGTGAATCTTGGAGCCAATCCTGACTTCATTTTCGGTGGGATGGCAAACCCCTCCAATACTTCCAACAATCCCCATACTGAACTCTGCCAGCCAGATGATGCTATGGAATGGGATGCTGTGAACCGCTACACCAAGAAATGGAAGACCAGAACGGGGGTTGCACTCCACCTATCGGGGGAAGATAGCCCAAACTTCAAGAAACCTGACGCTGAAATACCGCCATTTGATAGGTTTTTGACCATTCAAGGGGAAGAAGCAACCCTGAAACGATGCTACGGCAACAAAAATGCCCTAGAATACTGGAGAAACGTATATGGTTGGTGGCCTGATAGTTCCGTTGAGCTTACAATCTTCTCAAAACAGTTCATTCAGGGGTGCGATATAGCCTGGGAACCCCGTTGGAGTGATAGGACAAAAGTTGTTTGCGGATTTGACCCTGCATTTACGGCTGGTGGAGACAGATGTGCTGCCACATTTTGCCGATTTGGGCCAAATGATACGGGTAGAAGCCTTGGATTTTATCTTGGAACCAGAGAATATACCTCCTCCGTTGGTGAAGTTTTTGAGGAAAGCATTGCAATGCAGATAGTTAGGGATTGTTTGGAGTACGGAGTCCATCCAAGGGACTTTGGATTGGATATTTCGGGTGACGGTGGAAAGATGATGAGGGCCATTATCATTGAGTGGAGTAAATTCCATCCAGAAGCTATGTTTGTATTCCCCATTTCTTCTATGGGAATGCCCACAGAGAGAAAAATTAGCAATTTGGATAAGCGAACCTGCAAAGAAGCCTATGATCGTCTGGTTACGGAGTACTGGTTTGCCGTACATACCGCCATGTCAACGAAAAGTTTAGTTGGCATAGATGTGGAAAAGCATACCCAAATGGTAAATGAGCTTTGCTCTAGGCTTTACTACCACAAGGGTAGAAAGGTTGCTGTTGAGAAAAAGCTGGATATGAAAGCCAGGATTAAGAAATCACCCGACTTGGCTGATTCCTTGACTTACGCTGTGCAGATGCTCCGTAGGGCTGGCCTTGAATTCAACTTTGAGGAGGAGACGGAATCCTTGGACATTCAGGAGATCGCTGATTGGGAGAACAGGCTTATCCGCAACCGTGGAACTAGCGACAATCCAGAGAGCGAGGAAGACATGAGCTACGCTGGTACTTCCGTGGATGAGGATGGTTTCTAAAAAAACCTCTTGACGCATTTTGGGTTCTGCATCATTGTCCCTCCATTCTGAATGGTGAAGCATTCGGAGCAGATCAATTTCCTCACAGAAAAGACCCGCTGTAGTGCTTCACCACTCGGCGGGTCTTGCCCTTTACAGCAAGTGAGGATGGGTGTGAATTCGTACCACATGATCCAAGAAAGCGGCTATGGAGAACCAAAACTCCATACCCGAAGCGAGATGAAGAGAAACATCCTGCATCTATTTCGGGGTGCAGTAGTTTCTTTTCTTTGCTCTTTCCTTTCCTCATAAAGCTATGGGGGGATCAGGGGGGTGTTTCCTTTCTCCTTTGCTTTTCTTTAGCCATTGACTACAGCAAACTCTAACAGCATACTCCAAACCAACTATGGCTAGATTCTCTACCCAGGAATTCCGTAACGGTTCTATGATTCCTTCCGTACTTCAGGGAAGGACTGATTCATCCGTTTCTAGCCTTATCAAAAGTTCACATTCTGGAATTGCTCCCAATCATACCGCTGGTGAGCTTTACCGTAGGAAGCCCCAGTTTGTGATGTGTCCCCCAAAGTATCTATCCACACGCATTGCCAACAACGTCTTCATGCGTGGTCAGAAGGTGGATACCGAAAGGGCCATGCGTCAATACACCCGAATCAAAAGACTGATCACTGCCCTTGATGTTTCGGTTCTTGAAATCCCTCCTGTGAAGGGAGCACAAGATCAACACTACACCGCAAACATTGGCATCTCGTTAAACCCCTTTATCGTCATCGCAAAGATGAGTGCTGATGGAAGGACAATTGAAGAGAAGCCAGCAAGAAAGTTTTTTGAAGCACGAGGCTATACCGTAATTCAGCCCCCGCTTCCATTTGAGGGAGAAGCCGACCTCAAGAAATGGAAAGACGGGGTATATTTTGGTGGTCATGGAAAGTTCACAGATTTGGCTGCCCATGAGTGGATTTCCAAAAAGACTGGAGTGGAAATCATTCCCATCCGTGAAACCAACGATTCGCTTTACCACCTCGATTGCTCCCTGTTTGTCATTGATGAAAACAACTTCATGGTTTGCAGGGGTGGCATGGACAAGGAATCTTTCAGGAGACTTGAGAAGGTTGCCAACATCATCGACGTTCCTGCTGATGTCATGTCCACGGGTGCTACCAATTGCGTGAAGATCCCTGGCAACAAGAAGATCATCCTCTCTGGTATGTTCTTCCCTGAAGAAAAGAAGTATCAGAAATCTATGGAATGGATGCTTACCACAATGGACAAGCTAGGTTACTCNATTGTCTTCTGTGACATTGATGAGGCTGACAAATCTGGTGCAGACATATCCTGCACAGTGATGCATCTGGATTTCTAGAATGCCAAATTTGCCCAAAATCTTCATTGGGCTGATAGCCAGATTGAATGGGTTATGCCCTGAATGTTGGAATGAAATAAACTCTTGCCATNCCAATCCATGCCATGTATGCAACGTAGCGGGTCTGATAAAGCCACGAGACATCTGGCGTAGATTCATGTCAAGCAACCACCAACAAAAACCCGTATGAAAAAGAAAAGCGGAATCCACATCAAGGAGTCTCACAAGGGACGCTTCACTGCCATCAAGAAAAAGACTGGCAAGACCACGGCTGAACTCAAGCACTCCAAGAGTCCTGCCGTTCGCAAAATGGCTACCTTTGCTGCCAATGCAGCCAAGTGGAAGCATACGGGTCGCAAGAAAAAATAAGATGAATCCCCAAGAGGATGCTTTCGACATTTGGCGAGAGGCATCAACTTCAGGTATTGAGAAATACATCAAGGGCAGTAACGAGCATCGTACAATGTTTTGGACTGCTGGTGCTGGCTGGTATGCCAAGAACCTAAAAGAAGAACAGCTTGATCTCATCAGCTATCTTCACCACTTGATTGATCGGGTAAGTCTTGCCCAGCTACTTTCCAGCATGATGGAGGAAGAGGAAGTGTCCTTAAAGGATGCTGCCAGGATGTTGAAAAACCTCATGTCCGATACTCCCCCTGAATGTTTCCAATCAGATGATTAAAGCAAAAGAACCAGTTGGGGCAGTTGTTGTCTCTGACCTCCATTGCGGATCAGACGTTGGGCTTTGGCCTGACGGCCATGAGACATCCACGGGGAATAAAATATCCCTTGGGAATAACCTCCACCAACAATGGCTTTGGCAATGCTGGAACGAAAAGGATCAGCACATCAAAAATCACTTTGGGAAAGAGCCATTTGCTCTAGTGATCAATGGCGATTGCATTGAGGGTAGGCATCATGGCTCCAGCGAAGTTGTTGCTGCCCTTAATCACGACCATACAATGGCTGCGATAGAATGCCTAAAGCCACTGGCAAAACGTGCATCAGTCATCTACATGACGGCGGGTACGGAATGTCACGTTGGCGATTGGGAAAAGATGATTGCAAGGGAACTCAATGCAAAATGGCTAGGCAACAAGGGTCTTGTTGAAATGAACGGTACGCTTATCGACATCGCCCACCATATGCCGACATCCGCAAGGGCATATCTTGAGGCTGGAGCTATGAGCATCACCATGGGCAACGCCCGTCAGAATTACTCCCGTGTAGGCCACAGGGTACCAAAAATTTATTTAAGGGGCCATAGGCACACGGGAGGAGTATTTTGTGATGGAGCAGGGATCTTCATGGTCACTCCAGCATGGCAACTCCTCACCCGATATGGACACAAAGTGGTAGGCGATTCAATTTGCCGACCAGGATTTGGACTCCTAGATTGGAGAGGNTGCAAGCAAGGCGAACTACCAGCAACCAAGTTGATAACCTATGAACCGCAAGAAACTCAACCCGTCAGAAGCTGACCTNTTAAACTCCATTTCGGAATCGGATAGGTGGAAGAAAGCGATTGGAATTGATGTAGAGGATACCACTGGCTGGCTTACCAAGGAAGAAGTCTTAAAGTTTAT